GGTTCCGGTACCCTTGAGATACCAGCTCTTTATACACCCCGAGCAAAACTCATGTCCGCAGCACAACTTGCGGCACGGACCAGTCTCGTAGCATACGGAGCACTCCATTGTTTGTTAAAGTCTCACTGGACTGTTCAAGTGTTGGCATGCACAGGACGTATTTTCTTGTACCACGCCATCGAGCACATCGTTCTCCCGTCGGGTGCGTCTACATCCGTTGACGTGTCGTCATCCGCGAGCCGCCACGCGCCCTTGTGTTTGACGTACGCAGCATAGTGTCCGCCGTGAAACATTCCCCAGTGAGCGACAATCACAAAGAGCTTCATGCCGTGGTACGTGTCCGGAACGAGTTCCACGGGACACTTTTGTGTGAAGATGACTGACAAGCACTCACCCGTCTCTCGAATGACCGTCTGCATCGCCGCCGCGTTGTATTTCTTGCCAGCGTCGTCGACGTAATCGCTCAGAATGTGATACTTGTCGTACTTTTGCAAATGGTCCGGTGAATCGACAAAGAGTGAACAAAAGTCGTTCGTGCGTGACGACGTCCCGCCGGGAAAGACAACCACCTGTTCTTCTTTCCCGTAAAAGATGGGTTTCATGTAGTCGAGTCCGAGAGACTTTTCAAGGGCATCCAGGAGTGCCAGAACCGCCTCGTGGGCGTCGTGTTGCTGCAGCGGTGTAAAATCTGTAAACTTGGAACGAAACGCATCGACGAGTTCACGCGGGTCGATTGCATCAGTCTCTTTGCGGTTCCACATCTGGCGAACCAGGGAAGAATAGGCACGAGTCACTTCGCAAGGTCCGTCATAGGGACCTTCGCGGAGAAACCGATTCGTGAGTGCCGGTACATGTGCGAGGCATTGTACCGCCGAGTTGAAGTAACACGTGTTTCCGACGTTGAACAAACCTCTTGACATTGTCTACTAAAGCGTCGAGACTTTTATGTAGTAAAGATGCTGCTTCTTCGTCCGGTTTTTTGTACCGCTCAGCCCTCACCGCAGCGCAAGAAGGGTCAGATTCGGTATAAACTGAAACAGGCGATCGATCACGCCAAGAGTCTGTGCCTCAATTTCGAGGATACAGCAGAATGCCGTGTAGCATGGGATGAGGTGAACGATCTGACGCGTGCTCTCCACGACCAGCACCCACCGCCGTCGGAACCCGAACGTTCCGAGCTTTCAAAGCGTGAGTATGACGTCTAGATGTCCTTGTATGGCGCCGGATTCATAACCATGTGAGTCTCGACTGGCTTGGTGTTGCCTGTAATAGGCTGTGAGTTAATGTTACCAGAGTGAGAAAAACCTGATCGCTTCGTCGGGAAGTAACGCATGGCGAGCGTCGCCAGCAAGATAAAGACCAGCGCGTGCAGAATCAGACCACCCGTCTTGGCAAGGCCATCCTGTGTCGCGACCCAGCTGCCGAACACATCACGGGTCTTCTGGTACGTCATCGGGCTGGCGACCAGGGCATAAAGGACGGTGGGGATAACGTAAAACTGAACAGCGTCGGACATTTCTTAATTACAAAGAATAAAATTCATTGAGCTGAATGTCCTCTCGAATGTTGACAATCGTCCGGTCGTACGTCCGGCGATTGTTCGGGTGTGTCTTGTCGGGGCGCTCCTTGACCGGCATCCACCCTAAATCTTGGTAGTCGCACTCGAGTATAGTCCCGGGTGCATATGGTCGCGTCCTCATATTCAACTCCGCCTCTTTACGCGGTTGACCACGTTCCTGAATACATAGGTCCTTGCCGTTCATCACCAGAAAGTCAATCGTGATGAGGTGTCTGGGCTTCCACTTGAAGAGTGTCTCGTGTGTCCCGATACGAACGGGCTCCTCGACCGGTGTGAAGATGAGACCATCCGTCTTTTCACCGAGTTGAATCTTACTCGCCTCGCTCAGAGGCAACATCTCCTTCACTTTCACCTGCAACTTTGGTTGTTTCAAGATCGACTTGACAACCACCTTGGCTTGCGCCAGGCGTTCCGTCAGCGTCTTTTTACGAACATCCTCACCCTTGATACGAACAGCGTCGTAGACGTAAAAAACACCATCCATCAATTCACCATCCAGTACAGTGTCACGCGGAACAGTCAGAGTCGTGTACGTGACGTGGAACGCTCGATCGACGAGTGCACAAATCTTCTTCTTGTCCGCCGCCTCGAGACACACGAGCATGTGACGCACACCATCCGTCTTTTCACACACAACGTACGGCTGAGACTTGAGTACCCTAAAATGCTTTCGCTCTATGGAAATAGGTTGAGGTCCGGGAAACCACGATGGGTCGCTAGATTCCCACACCTGATGAATGTAATTCTTAATTTCATCTTCGTACATGTTTATAACTAGGGTCTGAGCTTTATAAGACAAGGGGCACCCGAGTGCCCTTTGTTCGCAGCTGTGGACTACAAGTCGCTGCGCGACTTGGACTTAAGGATTCATCATGACGCCTGGCATTTCTAGAATGTTTCCTAGGCACTTGTGTGTAAAGTGTCGAATGACAGTCGCAGATGGGAGAGCCACCACTCGTAGGTTGTTTGATTTCAATTGAGCAAACAGACTGTCGTAGGAGTCACATGACAGGTTTTTCTGGACGCTCTTGAGTTTCTTGTCGACGGGCTTTGTGTCCATGACCCAGACGCGTGCTGACGTCTTTTCGATGTCGTAAAGGTCAGTCCCAACAACCTTTTTGGTGACTTCGGTGTCGAACGTCAAAGCGCGTTGATGAATAGGCTCGGTAGAACCTGCCACCGTCTTTTTACGAAACATGTCCCAGTCAACACCCTCGACGACGGACGGAAACACGATGACTCGGATGTCCTTCTCCATTGTGTTGAAAATACGTGGAATAGACTCTTGATCGAGATTGGTGCCGTAATCAAACCAGAAGATACGCTCACCCGATTTGACCAACTTTGGAAGCGCGTCGAGTCCCTCGACGAAAACGTACTCGATGTGAACTTGTCGTTGTGCGGCGTGCATACCCATAGTCATGAGCGAATGAAGCGTCGTCACCGCGATTGATTTATTTCGAGTCACACACACAACATACATGTTCAAGCGTCGGTTTGATTCTTTAAACGATCCTCGAGTTTGCCGTAGAACCGTAGGTTTCCGACGTGTCCCAGTGTCGTCGTGACGTCTGCGAAAATCTTACCATCCATCTGTTGCCAACGACGACAGAATGCGTAGTCCTCCGACAGGTACCGGCGATTCACGGGGTCGATCATACAATCGAACACGGCACAATAATCCTCAAAGTCACGGTTCTGGTGGTCATTCTTACAGTTGAGTTCAGGGTAATGCGCGTACATACGTTCGATGACGTCACGCTTAATCATGAGGAATCCAGTCGGACCGTCGAGCACCTCGACGAAACCGTTTGTGATTGGGGAATTCTGGTACTTGAAGTTCATGACGAGCGCTGCAGACGCCTTGTTGAGGTCCTTGCCAGCGGCGATAGCCTGTTCCGCCTGTTCCCACATAATCACCTTCTTGGGGTAAACGGCACACGACACGTCATGACCCGACGCCAAGAGACGAATGACAGACTCAGCCTCGAATTGAACGTCAGCGTCGATGAACAAAAAGTGCGTCGCGTTCGACTTTTGCATGAATCGCGCGACTGAAATGTTTCGAGCGCGATGCACCAGGGACTCGTTCTCGGTCGTGTCGAGCATGAGCTGAACGCCGTACTGTGCACAGAGTCGCTGGAGTTTCAGGATGGATTCAGCGTACGCTTGCAGGCACAACCCGCCGTAACATGGCGTCGACAGGAAGATGCACGGCGGCTGCGACATTACATACAATGAGAGTGTCTCCTTTATTATCTTGCTTAATACAAATGGACTTTTACACAAATCTCTTCTGGATCGGATTCTTGACGCTGGTCATCATTCACGCGCAGATGCTCAACACGAACACGCGTCATGCGGTCATATCGATCGTCGCTGCGTCTGGCATGTTCGTCGGCTCCAAGATTGGGAGAGAATTTCTAGGCATCAAGTAATGAAGAGTTGTCAGAAGGCGGGTCCTCAGAACAAAAAGTGCATCAGAACCTCGAACAAAAAGGTTTTCAATCTTCCGAGAAAGTTCTCGAAGCTCGTGTGTCTCCGTGGTGTTATCAGAGGGTTTACGATGCGCGCGAGCTGTGCACCTTGGAGAACTTGATTAAATCAAGTATACGTTTACTTAAAAATGGTCGTACGATGTGCAATGTCATGGTGACAACCCACGATGGGTTTATGATTTGAATTTCCTCGAGGTGCGTTGAATATTTTTGCGTAATGAGTCGTGCTATCCCTATTGCAACATCCACCTCAAACATATGTTTTGCAGAAAACCCTTCTGCATCGAATATCCATTTCCAGGATCCTTTATGATCACCCAAGACACCATCGTAATGTTCTATGATGCCGTCTTTGTCCCAGTACTTTGTCGCTTCGGCTGGTTTTGTGTAAAAAACACCAGGGGTCACCTGTTTGAGTGAATGACTCGTCGGATCTCGAGCACACACTGCACATTCGTACATTTTTATGTACAATACTACTATATGGCAGAAATTGTTAAACTGACAACACAGGCGAGTATCATCGTCCAGGCGTTGTCAACTGTCTTCGGTGTCAAGGGTATACTTACACCGGTACCAGCCTCGAAGCAGGTTCTAGTAAACGTCCTGAAGCTTGAGATGCTTGTAACATCCATTCAACTTGCATGGTACGTCAATTTGTACAAGTCTTTTGATCTGGCGACCATGGCAACCAGACGTTACTCCGACTGGTTCATAACGACACCTCTTATGATTCTGAGTATGGCTGTCTATTACGTGTACGAAAGTGGCAAAACATTCACGTTTGAAAAGTACAAAAAGTCAATCATTCAAATGATTGTTGCAAACTTCATCATGTTACTCGCAGGGTTCTTGGCGGAGAAGGGTCTGATGGATCGTGTCGTCGCGCTCGGTATCGGATTTGCTGCGTTCGGTTTTGTATTCAAGAAATTGTACGACGAGTTCAGAACAGAAGAGTCTGATGAAATCTACAAATTGCTGACGAGTGTGTGGGCTCTGTATGGGCTGGCTTTTATGTTGCCCGATGTTCAGAAGAATATAATGTACAACGGGCTTGATTTGATATCGAAGAACTTCTTCGCCTTTTTCTTGTACAGAAAAATTGTTCACGTCTAGTAGATGACCGACGTGGTCCTTCCAGCGGGGACGCGCCTCTACAAGGGGTTTGGAAATCGAACCACGGGATGTCAGTCCCTACTCAAGGACACGCGTACATTTTTCGTGACCCAGAGTGCAAGATTGGCGCGTTCGTATTCAAACACAAAAACGGCGTGCCCCTTTGTCGCAAAGAAAACACTCCGTCTTTTTCTGCTGACTCACCCAAACGTCAAGCGCATCTTTCCAAAGTTGTCCAGGAATACAATCCTCGGACTTCGATTCGCGCTCGGCACGAACGTCACGCGGGGTCAACAGGTCAAAGTGTACCAGAACATCACGGGTCGCAAGGCTCCGCGGCGGTTCCTCGCACGCCCACAGAATCGCGGCGAACGTCTTTCGGTGACGAACGTCAACACCGACGTCTTTGGGCGTCTGAGCACAGAATACCTCACGAAGAATGGCTACGACGGGTTTTACGCGCCACCGAAACGAACGGGGTTCCAAGGCGGGCTGTTCCCAGCCGAGATTATGCTGTGTAACGCCAGTCGAACACTGGTTCGGCCCGGTGTTGAGCGTGCGCCGGTCCTGTCCCGTGTTTCCGTCGTCAGAGAACTGCCACAGCTGTTCATCAAGTACTGTCGCAGAAATCGTGCCCTACTGCGCATCTACAGAAACCTGTTCGTGCCTGAACTTGGAGGCGGTATGGGTGTCAAGCTGTACCTCGAGGCACGAGGAAAACCTGCACCGAAGAAGGTGACTGACACACGGGACTTTGATTTTACGTTCGCTGTACCGAAACGTCTTGGTCAGCGAGAGGCGAAGCGACGTGCGCTCCTCATGAAAACCATCATGTACAAGCACGTCACGGGATTCATCTCATGGCTCAACCGAACGTACACACGCACGAATGCCCGAATCATCGTCAGTGATTTTGTGCCGGACATTAAAGTCCTTCCGGCGACGGGTAAAACGATATACCAAGTGACACAATTCCGAATTCAATTTCCGGGTGGTCAACCCATGGATTTCGTCGATTCGACGCTCGCCTACGTACCTGGGTCGAGTCATGATGACATTCACCCAGTGTATTCACGGATGTACGGACTGCCGATCGAGCGTCTCAAAAAACTGTACGACTCTGTGCTCGCCGTGCTCGCCGGGTCGTTCCTGTACCCCGGTGTCAAACCACGAAATCCGCTCACGGGAAACAATCCCGAAAAGGGTCAAAAGGATGTTTCACGCCTCGGGGCGCTTCAGAACCTCGCCCCTAAAAATGTGAGTCTCGTGCGAAACTTGATACGGCGTATCAAAAAACGTGACGTGAGTGGGGCAAAACGTAACGCAGCAATGCTAATTAAAAATATCAAGCGACGTTAGGGTATGAACAAGCCATGTGTTCGCACACAGGTTGTGCTCCGACGCGCGAGTCGCCACCCGGTTGTTCAACAGACGATTCGAACCGGGTCAAGGATTCAGAAGCACGCGGTACGGGGTGCAACACTCAGTCTCGTACCGGATGCTGTGAATGACATCGCCTTCCATCACGCTCAACTGAACATGACGGAGGTCATACACGTGTTTCAGGACACCATTGCGATATCAAGTATGAACATGGTCCTGGCGATGATGCTGGTAATGTCGAAATTTATAATCTAGTTCATTACTAATGAGTGCCAACTGTGCAGACCGTGAAGTGTACACGGTTCGTGTCGACTCTTTCGGTGTTACTGGGAATTATTCTACATTCCAGGTGTTCCTGGATGTACCACTTCGTAACGTCGTCAAGGCTGAACTTCTCATGGCGAGTATTCGCCAGCAACACAGTAACGCCATTTGCCACGTGCACGTCGAAGAGCTCATATCCAAGTTTATTACACGTGCAGGTCCATCCTATACCGTAGGAGTCGGTGGAAGGACTTCAAATGTAGGCGTTGCGACGCAGATTGCAAACAAAGGACTGATTGACCGTGCATTTGTAACCATCCCGACATCAAACGTTTCTGCAGCTGGAGCAGCTCTCGACTATCGTGTCGTCTGGACAAGCGGGAACGATTATTCAACAGTGGTTGAATATATCAACCCCATTCGTCAGATTAAAACGCTTACATTTCAATTTTTGGACGGCGACACGGGTCTCCCGCAAACCATGGATAAAGTGAGTCATTTCGTGTTCCGCTTCGAATGCGCTAAAGACAATGTCTGTCTGTACTAATAAAGAAGATGCGTGTTGATACACCAGAATGGAAGTCGTCCGCCTTCAGCCCACAGCCATCCTGCCCTCACGCGGGTCAGCCTACGCAGCCGGTTTTGACCTCTACAGCGTCGACCACTACGTTGTGTTCCCAGGTCAGCGCGTGGTTGTCTCTACCGGAATTGGACTCCAGAAGCTTCCAGACGGAACCTATGGTCGCATTGCACCTCGCTCTGGACTGGCCGTGAAGCACGGTCTGGACACGCTGGCGGGCGTCGTCGATCCAGACTATCGCGGTGAGATTAAGGTGGTGCTTCTGAATACCGACATGCGTGTTCCTTTTGTCATCAAGCCTGGGTACCGCATCGCCCAGCTGGTTCTGGAGAAGTACGAAGTGGCTGATGTCGTCGAGGTGGCGAGTCCAGTCGTGGACACTGCACGTGGAGACGCTGGGTTCGGGTCGACGGGATATAAAGTTACCGGTGTCTAAATAAATATGCAATCTTGGCTGTTCGTCGGACCGACCCTGCTCGCAGGTATCGGTCAGGTGACTCGCCAGTATGCCGAGCGGATAAAGAGCCTTGGTCACGAAGCGGACTATGTTCCATTTGGTGACCCAGTTCCAAACAAAAAGTACGACGTCGGGTTTGCGTTCGTGCTTCCCATCGAACAGCACATGAACATCGTCGATCAGATGTTGTCCCAGTGTAGCGAGAAAAAGTACATGACGATTTGCGAAACCGAGACGGTCCATCCCGTGTATGAACTGCTCGTCCAGAGGTACCATACGCTCTGGACGCCGAGTCAGTTTTGCTTGGACATTTTTTCCAAGCAATTTCCGAGCGGCGATTGGCGGCTTTTGCCGCTGTGGACGCCGACGCCGCCTCGTGCACCCGTCGAATCAACCAAGTACACATTCTACACCATAGGCAACATGGTTGACCCACGAAAGAATATCAAGATGCTCATAGAGGCGTTTGTTCGTCTGCAGCTTCCCGACGCACGCCTTTTGCTCAAAGCGACGTGTAAGGTACCCGTGACGTGGAAAATTCCAAACGTCGTGGTCATCAATGGACTTTTGAGCGACGAGGAGCTCGAGATGCAGATTCACAGACAGGGACACTGTTACGTCAACTGTTCTCATTCCGAGGGGGTTGGAATGGGAGCAGTCGAGGCGGCTTTGCGCGGTAAACCAGTCATCATCACAGACTTTGGCGGTCTCAAGGAGTATGTTCCGGACACGCCGTTCGTCGTCAAATGTTCGCGGACTGAGATTCAACAGGATGATTTTTTGTTTCAGAAAGGGATGGTGTGGGGTCAGCCGTCGCTCGAGGACCTGATGTCTCACATGCGCACGTGTTACGAGAGTCGTATTTCAGAGTGGGACCACCCGGGGACGAAAAAGATCATTTCGTCAGTTTTCGAAGAACTTCAACAGTAAGCTGTCCGTACTGTTCCTCGTACTTGCGTAGCGTCAGAGCATTCGCAGACGCGCCGGGTGAGTACTGAGCGAACAGCATCGTGTTGGCGATGATTGTCGACAGTGTCATCGACGGGTTACTCGAGTACCCATTTGCGTCGAGGGCTTTGATGAGCTCGTCCATTTTCTAATCAGTGTCAACTGACTTTAGCTTTGGTGACGCGGGCTTCATGAAATCGTCCGACATGAGTTCCTCTCGGCGCCCGTGAGATTCGCCATCACCATAGTGAACCATGTAGTACGAAGTTGCGTACATGACAACCGCCAAAAGCACGGCGTTGAACCCGAGGAACGCCTGCTGAGCCTTGAGGAACGAGACGAAATCATCAAACGCCTTGAACCCAGTGGGAGCACTGAAGAGACGAGGAAGTGCGAAAATCAACGTGAGATTGATTACAAGTGCAACCAGAATGGGTTTCAGTTCCACCTCCATTATACCATAGTGCTATGTTTTTTGCAAAAGCACCCGCCTGCCACCACCCTGAACGTGCACTGCCGCCCCTCGAGTGTCCGTGCTGTGCACGTCGGACCCTTTGCCGCCACCGGTCCCGCTGCCCTCTTCTTCGCCGCCGTCACAAGCCCCACTGATGCCGGTGCTGTATAGTCTGGGATGAAGACTGTGCGACTCCGAGCCGCCTTGAGATCGAGCGTGTGCTGACGGAAGCGGAGAGCAGAAGCCTCAAACTTGTTCATTTTTTGTTGGACCTCCTCTGGAAAAGTCAGGCGAGCTCGTGACACGATTTTTCTTCCAATGGGCACGTAGTGCCCAATGTCCGTCGTGGGGTGTACGGACAAGTCGCTTCGCGACTTGGAAAAAACATGTGATGAGCGCGTGACTGGGTTAAAAAGTCGTACACCTTATCAAACAATGGCTCTCATCGAACGTCTGGTTGAATTAGTGATCGAGGTGGACCGCGCCAACTTGTATCTCCCCCCGTCAATCGCATCTCTTCTCCGTATTCATGGTTTCATGCCACACCGAACGTATACGCGCCCGCCCCGCCCACCGCGTCCGCCCCCACCTGTACGAGTTCCATGCCCGGGGGTGACACGTGCCGGTACGCCGTGTAAAAACAAGTGTGCGGTTGGGTGTACGACGTGTCGGATTCATGCAGCGAATCCGACCCCACGTGGACTTCCGGCTCAATACGAACGGTGTCCGGAGATGACCAAGGGTGGAACGCCATGCAAGTGCTCCAAGTATAAGGAGTATCCGATGTGCTGGCGACACGCGAAAAAGGCGAACCTGCTTCCGCCGGCACCTGAAGTGCCGACGGAGTGTGCTGTGTGCTACTGCGACCTCACCCGGGAAACAACGACAAAGACTGCATGCGGACATCATTTTCATATCGCCTGCTTCGAAACGTGGAGACAGAGTCGAACAGCCTCATTTCAGGCGGTGACGTGTCCTATGTGCAGACACGCAAACCCGCGACCCAAGCCTCTCGTCAGACGTGTCGTGGGTACTGTACATCAAAGTTCACCAGCAAACGTGCTTGTTCTGTAAGTCCCTTGCCTTGTATGACGTAGTCCTTCCGAGGATCTAGAACACCAAACTCCTTGAGCGTATTGAACTGAACCGGACCACCAAAATGAGGTACGATCACGTCGATCCCTTCGACGGATTCCTGAAACGTCACAGTCATGACGTACCGCAGATCGTCGCCGCGGCGTTCAAATTTGGGATGGGGTTTTACATTGAATGTAATTATGAGATCACCTGTTCTTTCACGATTTGACCGCGCTTGCTCCCCGAGTCCCTGAAGTCTGTGTTGCGTTCCCGAATGTATGCCTTTTTCAACATGTAAGTTGATCACGACCGTATCCACCGTTGTTTTTTTGTGGTTACATCCCGGACACCCCTTTCGTACTACACCAACAGTCTGACACTGGTCACAGGGTCGTGCAAACATCTGACCCATCATACCCATCATTTCTTGAACCATCATTCCTCGTCCCTGACACCGAGGACACGTCATGGCGCATGACTGACAGTATTTCGTCACGGGCACCTTGATCGTCTTATCAGTCCCAGTGTACACCTGTTCGAGCGTCAGGTCTATCGTGTGATGTCGTTCCGTCGTCCTCTGCTGTTGTGCTCCACCCATACCACCAAACATTTGCTGAAAAATATGCGAAATGTCGGGTCCTTGTGGCTGTTGCTGCTGAGGGTCATCTGTACCAAACTGGTCGTAGCGTGCACGGCGATCCGGATCGTTCAGCACCTCGTACGCCTGTCCAATCTCCTTGAACTTTTCAGCGTCGCCACCCTTGTCTGGGTGATTGACGCGTGCTAGATTTCTGTACGCCTTTTTGATTTCATCTGCCGATGCGCTCTGGTCGACACCGAGTGTCTCGTAGTAACCCATACTGATAAAGAGCGGTGTAAACTTTAAATGGTCTAAAACCGCGGTGCTCCGAAAGCACAAGACAAATGATCGAGATTGACGAAACCATCCTGACTATTTTTGAACAGAGAATTTACAATCGGCTCAAGTCGTACCTCTTTGAGCACACGGATCGTGTGTACTGGGAGCAGAATAACAAGTTTCGTCACAGGAACGCCCGGGAAGTGAAACGCTTGCTCAAAGAGGTGTTTGATGATATGCACGAGATTTACCCATCACTCGTACGTGTATTCGATGAAAACCTTACGCTCGTGCAGCAGTGCGTGTGGGTCGGAATGAACGTGCCGTGGCCCGTTGATCCAGATGACCACATCAAGCGGGTCGTCGATAACATCATGGAGGTGTTCAACGACACAGTGTATGCAAATCTCCGTTGTGAAATTGTCAACCTAGAATATGAAGCCCGTTCCAAGTTGTGAAAAGTGTGTCTATTACAACCCAGGTCCTTACGCACGAACAGGCGTGTGTACCAGGTACGTGGCGTACAGAGGTCGTGGAAAGATGGTGTACGAGTTTGCAGACACTGTCCGACTCGACAAGTCCAAGTGTGGTCCAGAAGGGAAGATGTTCCTCTCGGACCCCAGAGAAGACAAGAAAAGTGTCCTTTGGTCACTTTTGAATGATGATGAATAAAATATTCCAATTGATCATATGGGTCGCCAGATAAAGGGTCAGCGTCCATCTGAATATCGCCCCAGTGCAACGCGACGCGCGTCAGGACTGGATCCTATCAGCGAGTCGCGGTGGAACAAATTGCGTCAGCAGATAAAGAGCATGGTGCGGCTCGAGCGTAACATCCGCGCGAAGGGGTCTGCGACCCGTGGTCGCTTCAAGGTGAAAAATGCGTCACCTGTCAAAAAGAACAACAGTGTGATGCTTAACAAAAACAAACCACCGGGTCTGTACTTTGTGAGTCAGCCGTACAAGAGAGGTCGATTCAAGATTGAAAATATTTATGGATTCGTCCCAATGCCTAAAAAGCGTACAAACGCAAAATCTCCTTAATAATTGCGTGGCGTTTAATGTCATCTTCACCGAACTGCACGTGCTCAAGCCCGTGAATAGGGTAGTCCTCGAGCCTCTTCAACAAATCAGAAAGTCCGTTGTTCTCAAACCCACGATCATACTGACCGGTGTCACCCGTGATGATGAGTTTGGAATCCTTCCCCAGTCGGGTCATGACCATACGCATCTGGTTTGGCGTCGAATTCTGCATCTCGTCTGCGATGATCCACGAGTTGTCGAACGTCCGTCCGCGCATGTACGCGAGAGGACACACCTCAAACTTTGTCTTGGTTGACATTGCATCCTTCATGGGACGAACCCATGGATCCATCTTCTTGTCCAAATTACCTGGCAGAAAGCCGTGCTGCTCGTCAACGGAGACGGCTGGTCGAGTCAAAATGACATGACGAGCATGCTTGGATGCCGCGTGACACGCCATCATCGTCTTTCCTGTACCGGCTGGACCACTTGCAATGACGATAGGGATGCGTGGGTTTTCAAGTAAGACTTGGTACAGACGGTGCGCCATTCTTGTTTTAAAAATGTCGGTTTTTTTTATACCATGAACTTCACCATAATCGACAATGAACTCGCGATCCTACGTGAAGGTGAAGTCGAACACATTTTCGAGCGCGATTCGCTCAGCAGAGCAACGTACAGTTACATGATCCATTGGGTCCAGGACATCAAATCTCCTGAAGATGACCCTGGAACAATGTGGGTCGAGGCTGCAAAGGCGTGGGACACACTCAGTCCCGAAATGCAGGCGACTCTCATGTCGATTGCACATAAAGAGAGTCAACAGGCGCGTGACATTCGTGATGGGCTGCTTGCAACCCTTCACGAATACCAGGGGGTCAAACGAGTGAAGGACACCTACGCTGAATGCATTCGTGTGTGCTTCAGTCAGTGGGCGAACTAATTTAGTTCGAGTTCAACCTCACACACTTCGACCGGTTCTGACTCGACAGAAATTTCGTCAATCTCGACGTCACATATACCCTTCTTACGCATGGCGAGTACGCGGTCCCAGAACGCCTTCATCACCGGGAGGTAATGCGCAAACCATTCACGGTCACGCGGAACCTCGACGATGACAAACTCCTCTGGTGGACCAGTTTTGTACTGTAAAAAATCACAAACCTCGAGGTCCATAATCTCGAGGAGGAGCTGAATCTGAGGCAGGTAATACCCAGGAACTTCAGGTTTAATCTTTCGGCTCAGAGGGCACTTAATCTCGAGGAGACGACCAGATTCTGTGATGCCGTCGGGACTTCCGCCGAGAAATTTGTGTACAGGATGTTGCACGAGACCAATCTCATGTGAGATTTGACCGTGGCGCATGTCGTACAAGTCACGAACCATGGGCTCGAGACGTGTGCCGTGTGCCGTCGCTTCGTTTCCTGCCCATGGACGCGCCGCGCCGCACTTTTTTGCCAAGAGTCCTTCTGGTTTTTCATATGGATTGAGCCCTATCGCCGTCGCCGCATCACTCGCCGTCAGCAGATTCCCACGGAGGTTGAGCCACTCCTGACTTCGTTGGTCAGCGTATGTTTGTTCGATAAGTTCTTTTGCACGTGGGTGCATCCTTCATTTAGAAGGCAGAGACTGTTTAACTAAGTGTAAACTTCTTTTCGAGATTCAGCATCCGGGTAGCGCGAGCCTTGTCACGACGCAACCGATCGCACTCTTCGGCCGCCTCCTCCATGGCGATTTCTAAGAGCAGAGGCTCGATGAGTTGACGGAGCTCGTCGGCACGTGTTTTGGCTGGCTTCATCTTGGGTGGATTCTTCTTATACCCGGTCCAGATCGTCTTTTGGTCCTTGTAAAGCTTAAGAGCGGTTTCGAGGTTCTCGTTGGCACACACAAGGTCACCCTCAAACTCATTCATGCACACATCGTGAGCCTCGCGCTTCTCGTCATCCGTCAAGCTGTCATAACGACGAAGGGCTGTGCCGATGTGCTCGTCGCACGCAACCTGTAGACCAGCTGCGGTGCCTGGGAACTCGTCGCGGACCATGTCAAGCTCATGGTGCGCCTCACCTTCAAAGTAATCGAGGACCGCCTGCTGAGCCGATGGCCACGGCGGGTAATCAGCGTAGTCGCTCTTGCGAGCACGCCACTTGCACCCGTCTGCACAATACACGTAACCGTTGGAGTCAAGTGCGAAGCAAATGCCCCACCCCATCTCTATTTCTTGAAACGCTCAGTCGTTTTAAGAGCAATCTGAGCCGCAAATTGTTCCGCCTGTTTCTTCGTGCTCGCAAACCCAGACCCGTGTGGAATACCATCGACGACAACTTCGATGTGGAACGTGCCGTTAATCTGACCACGGACCTGGTATTCTGGCAAGGGCACCTTATTTGCTTGACACCAACGCATGAGCTGGTCCTTGTAGTTGTCATCTGTAAGGTTCATCTCGACGTGTTCAAACGCCGCAAATACAAACGACTTGGCGTGAATCATACCGATGTCCAGGTAAATGGCACCCACGAGTGCCTCGAAAACATCCTCGAGGATATTCTCATTGGTGTTCCAACCATTACGCATTCCCTTGTCATCCATGAGAACCCACTTTTCAAGCCCGAGACGTTTTGAAATTTCACAGAGCGTTTTACCTCTCACGAGTTTCGTACGCGCCTTGGTCAAAAACCCCTCCTGCTCTGCTGGAAACTTTTCAAATAGATATCGCGTGATGATAAATCCAAGGACGGAATCACCCATAAATTCCAGCGTCTCGTACGAGCCTTCAAGACCCTTGTACTTTTTGAGGGCTGATTTATGCGTGAAAGATCTGCGATACATTTTGATATCATTAATTTTCGTGCCTACGAGACGTTCAAGCGCCACGCGGTCAATGTTTGGGGCATCGACGAGCTCTGGCGATTCAACGGTTTCCATTTTATAGTACGTACACTTTTGTTTTTAAGTCCCCGGGGCGAATCGCCCCGTGTCCGTCCGCCGGCGGTGTTACCTTAACCCTTGACACCAATCTGGGGGTGTCCCTGGAACGCCGGAATGTACCCGGGTCCAGTTCCCGACACTTCCGGACTCAAGGCTGGTTTTTTGACAACCTGAAACATGAAAAAGAGCGCGATGAGAATCATAAACAGAATCAGTAGTTTATGCATATTACATTAGTGTGTGAAAAAAAATAGATCCAACGGACAAAGCCAGTTGTTTCAGGCCTTCTTCACGGTCGGGCGCTTGGCAGCCACCTTGGGCTCGGTGGCAGCCTCTACTGGGGCGACTACTGGCGTGGCGGCAGCCTTCTTGGGCTTGGCTGGCGCCTCAGTCTTGATGTAGTGCTTGTTGATGTACTTCTGGATGTTCAGGAACGTCACCTGCACGTCGGCAGGGGGGTCCAGAATCGCCTTCAGGGAAGCATCCATGTTAATGTTCTGACCCTGCTTCAGACCCTTCTCGGTCACGTACTCGTTCACCTTCTTCGTCACCTGGGAGCGGGAAATCTGCTCACCGGCAGCCAGCTTCAGAAACTTACGCAGCTCCTCGGAGATGTCCAGGGGCTTATTGAAGCCGTTGGTGGTCGAACGAGCCTTCGCCTTCTCACCCAGAGGGTCCTCAATCAGGTTCTTCACCTTGCGCAGGTCCTTGCGCAGAAGCTTGATCTCATCGATAACAGTCTGGAGGGTGATGGTGGTAGTGTCAGCCATTGCTGGTATTCTTACAGCTGATTCCTTTAGGTGGTTTCCTGGCGTACACCTCGAACGAGATTCATGGTCTGGGTACTGAACACGAGCAAAAGAAGCATCAGCATAGGCCATGTCAACATGGGGCCGAGGACCATAAACATTATCAGGTGCCACACCATGAACCCACCGTACACCGGTGTGTCCTTTATGAAATTGTAAGCCGTGAGGTAATCAACCTTTGACAGTGGGTCCATATCTACTGTTTCGTGACATTTTTTTGGCAGCCAATGCGATAAGTATAGCCATAATGATAGTCCCAAGAACAATCAGAAGGATGATTGCCCATATTGGAAACCAGTTGTCCGTCGCAGTCCCGTCACCGCCCGTCGCAGTCCCGTCACCGCCCGTCTCCCCCGTTGGAGGTGGTTCACAACACCCTGGATCGCAAGGAAACTGTGCATCACCCTCGAGGAATGCACATATCATGTTTGGACCCGATTCCGTTCCAGTGGCTGGTGTTATACCAGGTGTCACCTGAGCCTGGTATGTACAGTTCTTCCCATTGTACTGTGGACCACAATACGTCGGACCTGTTGTCACGTACGTGTTTCCTGTTCCACACAGCCCGTTGTCCCGAAGCGTGTATCCAGTTGGGCATGTTTTCTTGACGATGGTTGAACTCGTCGACGTGGCACAGTTGGAAGGGTCAGTTGGAATGGGCATGTATCCAGATGGACACGTCGGCTCGACCGTCTCTGGTGCGTTCGCCAGACAGAGACCCGAAACGTCAATCGTAAATCCAGTCGGGCAAATCTTCGGGACGGTTACAGCAGACCCCGTCGGACGCCGGCACCTAGTCTTGTCGACTGGCAATTCAACGTAGCCCTCTGGACAAACTCCCAGGCTCATTTCTACTTAGAGCTTAGGTTTGTTTTCTGAGCACCAACCATGGAGTACGGAACTCCAGTAAAGATTCCAGACGGTCGTTACTTTCTCAAGGTTTCAGCAAAGGGTGATGCTCGTGTGTTTCACCAGGTGAACAACGTCCAGGTTGACGGAACGCTGACCAAGGAGACGCGTCAGGTAAATCTCCGCATCCCCTCAAAAACTTTGTTTGATAATGTTGATAACGAGCTTCTGAGTCAGGCGGAGGTGAGCAAGCTCGAGTGGTTCGGCAAGGATGTCTCGGCTGAGACTATTCGCTCGGCGTACCAGGCGAGTCTATCAGCTGACGGTGAGCTGTCTGCTTCGCTTGCAGCCATCAAGGGCAAGGTGGTGACTACATTCTTTGACGCTCAGAAGAATCCGATCGAGGAGATTTCAGGAGCGTGTGATTTTCTGTTTGAGCTAGCTGGTCTCTGGTTCCTCAAGCGATCCTTCGGTCCCATTTGGCGCGTCGTCCAGGTTCGTCAGCGGTCGGCACCAAAGCCAAAGACAAAGGGATACCCAGTCGAGTTCCAATTTGCAGACGAGCCAGAGCCAGAGGCGGAGGAGGAGGATGACCCGACCGATTACCTGGACTGAAAAAAAAAGTCGTATACTATTATAACATGGACGGCAAAGGTCTGGCGATTCTGATTCTTCTGTTCCTGATTGCCATGATGGTATTTTATCCTCAGCGCAGCGGCTACACCCCAACAGGCGAAGACCCAGTCGGTGCTTCCCCAACAGATGCCAAGCCAGCCAGCGATGGTCCCCGTATCATGCAGGGTGGTGGCCACATCTCTGCTCCAGGTGGCACCTTCACGTCAGTTGACGACCCAGCCCCGTTCGACATGGGTGGCTCCGGTGTGCGCACCGTTGACATGCCAGTGTACGACAACACCAACGTGGGTCTGATTCCCAAGGAGGTGGTGACGACCGAGGATTTCGGTCAGTTTTCTCCAGACGCCATCCTGTCTGGTCAGAACTTCCTGGACCCGCGTGCCCAGATTGGTTTCCCCGAGACGATCGGTGGCAACCTGCGTAACGCGAACCGCGACTTCCGCTCCGAGCCACCCAACCCCCGCGAGGCGGTCAGCATCTTTAACCTGTCCACCATTCCCCCGGACACGATGCGCCCCAAGTTTGAGATTGAGAACAGCTACGAGAAGTAGAGATCAAGTCACGCAGTGACTTGGGATCAAGCCGAATCGGCTTGGGATCAACCCGGGACTAGGAGCACTTAAAAAATAAACACCTTTAACTAACAAATGGACGACTTTAAGGCCGTCATGACTGAATGGCTCTCCCTGAAGCACCAGCTTGCTGCTGCGAGGAAAGACATGGCTGTACTGAATAAGCGCGAGAAGGAGCTCCGGGCACAGGTCCAGGGCCACATGAAGGAGATTAAGGAGACGCAGGATGTTGACACGGTCAAGGTGAACCAGGAGAAGGTTTCTCTGCATACCAAAGAGTCTCGTGGTAGCATCACCAAGAATGTCATCCTGGCGGGTCTGCGTGCCTATTTCGGCGGTGACGATACTAAAGTGGAGCAGGTGTATCAGATCATTGTCGATCACGCTCCAGTCAAGGAGCGCAACACCATCACAGTCAAGAAAGCCGCTTAAGGAGACAAACCTCAGAAAGAACAAGTACAAAAAATGGGTGTCAACAACGAGTACAGTGACAACGCTCTCTTCAACGGCGATGACGTCGATGAGGCTTACGATGAGCAGGAGGACCATGAGATTATGCTCAGCCCGACGGACTGGCACGACTGGCACTCAGAGGATGTCCTCAACATGTGGATGTCCCTTCGTCAGTACCTCGAGGACAACCATCTCAACAGCACGCTGATGAACAAGGCGTCCTTCCACAACTTTGCCGAGTTTGTCCGACAATTTTCTCGGTAGATAGTATCTGCTATCATGGATATCACTGGTCCCAAGATTCTGACCCCCGCCATCCTGTTCGCCCTGCTCAGCCCGGGTCTGCTCCTGCGCGTGGGCCCCAGCCCAGTGCTGGTGCACGCCCTGGTTCTGTCACTGGTGTACTACCTGATTGCCAAGTTTGTGCTCAAGGTGTCCCTGCGCCCCGCTGACCTGATCGTGCCCGCTGTGCTGTTCGTGCTCCTGACTCAAGGCGTCCTTCTGACGATT